TAGAATCATTTTCTTTGAGTGATGTTGATTTATAAGTTTTTACTATTTGAGTAATAGGAGAATTATTTTCATTATTTAAAATTTGCTCTCCATTAGTTAAAATCTCATCATTGAAGAAGCTTGATTGTCCCAATATTGGTTTGATTTTAGCTATATCTACAAAGTTTGATACAGAACCATTATAAGTAGAATCTGCATCAAATATCCCAGGAAAATCTGCAACTTCATATCTAACTAAAGCAGCATCTTGAGATCCAAAAGCTGGATCTGCAAATACTAATTTGAATGGAGAGTAATTATAATCTTTGCTGTTAAATCCTTTTCCATTGGTGCTTTCTACATTTTCTACAAAAATTTCATCTCCTGTTGATATTGGAAGTGGAAATTCAGTAGAAAATCCAATTAATGGGGTTTCTAGTCTGAGAGTAATCTCATATGGACCTGTACCTGCAACAGTTGCATCTAAAACTTTTATTCCATTTGTGTTATTTAAAACTACAAACTCTGCATCAGTGCTCTTTAAATTTGATCCTGGATTGATAATTACAACTTCATTAATAGAAGTGTTAGATCTAACTGCAAATCCAGAGAAAGAATCTATAATTCTATTTTCTTCTCTATTGTATAATTTAATGGTTGGTGCAGAAAGATATTTTGAACCTGGAGAAATAATTTCATAATCCACCACTTTAAAGTTATTTTTTAACTTAATTGTAGAGAATATATTGGAAGATGGTCTAAGTGTTTGATCTGATGGGAAAGTAGATTCAGTATTTAATATTTTTACTTGCTTAATCTTTCCAATAGAATTACTATCAGCAAATAGAGTAGCTCCAAACCCTTCATCAGTTATAATTTCTTTGATTTGTGGTAACTTTTTATAATTATTTCCAGCAAATAAAAGTTTAGTGTCTGAAATACTTCCAGTTACATCAGATTTTGTAATACTATAAGATATAGTTGAATCTGTACTGGTATATTCCTTTCTTTCTGGAACAGAAAGAATGTCATATTCAAAATTATAGTCAGTTACTGTTCCTATAATTCCTTCTTTATTATAATTACTTGGAACTATTGATAATTTGTGATAATCTACTATTCCAATGTCAGGATAAATTTCATCATTTGAAGTTACATTTCTCAAATTATAATAAAGAACTTCTGGTGTATTTTCTGAAATGTTTAATTTCAGTTGTCCTGCTGTTTTAATAACTTCAATTCCAGATGTCTCATTTCCATAGTATTCATTACTAAATCCAATGTCAGTATAAAGACCAAATTCTTTTCCATTTAAAGTAGAACTTGAAGTATCAAAAATAACAGAATCATTTCTGTATAATGTAACAGGAACACTTTGGTTTGAATTTATGGTTACTCTCTTTGTAATAGATGAGTATCCAACAACAAAATTAGTTGTAATGCCAGAGACCACATTTAATTTGACTTGATCGTTAACACTTAATCCGTGTGTTTGTGCTGTAGAAACTTTAACAATAGTTTGAGTTACTGAACAAGTTGGAATTCCTCTATCAGTTTTAAATTTATGTAAAATACCAGTTCCTACAGAAGTATATTTTAATAAGAAGTCTGTATTATTAATATGCTTTCTTTCTCTGACTAATCCAATAACATCTTTTGTCAATTTCACTACAAATAGATCAGAAAAACTTTGAAGATTGCCTTCATTAGTTACTATACTTGAACTATCAGTTGTATATACAACTTTGTCACCATTTCTAAATCTGTTATTTGGCAACAGTATTCCACCATAAGGAACAAATTGAGTTGTAGAAACTCCAAATCCTAAAGGTATAATGCCAAGAGTGTTTCCAACTCCAATAGAAGTTGATATTCCTAAAGAAACTGATTGTACAGGATTGAAATAATATGACTCATCATCTTCTGATGGTGGTTTTACTTGACCATCATAGAAGAATGTAAATCTATTCTGCAATGGATATATTGTTGACCCAATCCCATATCCAGGTTTTCCATTTTCTCTTAAAATATTTAAAATATTATTATTGAAATCTCTTCCAATTACAGTAAATGTTTCATCTTCAATAACAAATTTATCATCTACATTAAATGAGAATAATGGTTCTTTTATAGTAATTCCAGTGATAATACCAGTTGTAGCAGATGCTGGTAGAGTGCTTGCAATAGAAGTTACTGGATATTCTACATTAATTCTAATTTTTTTAGTTCCATCAAGACTTTCAAACCCAGTTGTTGAAATTCCACTAACAGTTATGAAACTTTGATCTGAAAAATTATGAGGAATGGTTGCTATTCCAAGAATTCCAGTATTAATGCTGAGTAGTTTTACATCATTTAATGTCTTTGTAGTATAGGTAATACTAGAAACTCCTACCCCTCCAATTTCACTAACTTCTCCAAATGCTCCAATACCACCAAGTCCATCAGTATCAAAAATTATTTGATCTCCTATCTTATAGTTTAATCCAGCATCAACAATTTTAATAGAGTCAACTTTTCCAGTAGAAGAAGATACTATCTCAGCATCTTTTCCAAACTTATTGTTTACTAGAGAAAAATATTCATAATAATTATCTTTATCTTCAATTCTATAAGGAGATGTATGCTTAGTTATGTTTAACTCATTAAAGTTTAATGTTTGGTTAAATTTAAGATTAAAGTTTTCTGGGGATGGAACATACTCATAAGTGTCCCCAATTACATATGGGAATACTGGAACATTATTTTGATCCAAAGTGCAGAAATAAGCATAAACGCCATCTGGATACTCTGGTGTAATGCAGAATCTCCCATTATTTCTATCAAGAGTTCCATTGCCAGTAAAAACATAGTCATCTATACAGTCCAAAGATGTTGGGGGACTGGTTTTAATTCTAGAATACCCACTCTTCATTCTAATAATATTTCCAGTTCCATCTGGATTTTCAAGTGCATATGGTCCATAAATTGGACACCCATCATATGCCCATCCTATGATTGGTGAATGTGCAGTTGGAGTGCTTGGAATATTAAAGGCTTGAATAATATCTGAATCAGCAAAAAATGTGCCATAAACATTTCCAAATAAAGAGTATCTTTTCCCAAATAGACAACCTTTTGAAAGATTAGATACCCCTAATTTGGTTACTTCATTTAAAGTCCAAGTTGTGAGGTTTGATGATAATTTTAAATCTTTACCTCTCTTTACAACTTCAATGGTTGTATTTGTTGAAGCATATCCAACTCCAGGATTTGAAATTAATACTCTAATTATTTGACCATAACTAATTTGTCCATTATAAATTTCTCCATTGCTGATAATTGGTCTTAAAACAGCACCATATCCATTTCCATTGACTTTTAATTCAAAATTATTGTAGTAATCCTCTCCTGCATTTTTAACTATAACTTCTATAATTTTCCCATCTTCTACTATTGCTTGGAAAGATGCATCTTTTCCTTCCAATACAGTTATAAATGGTTTTCTCTCATAGTTAATTAAATTCTTTGTTCCCAAAAATTGCTTGGCTGGTCTTGCAAGTCCTCGTTGGACTCTAACTGATTTAATAGATCCTTCTACAACTGGAACTACTGTAGCCCCATATCCAATTGATCCAATTGAAATCTTTTTAATTTTGCCAGAAACAGAAACAGTTATAGGTGCATACTGGACAAAATAAGTAGTAGCAAAATCTGTACTAGTAATGTTTAAAACATTATTTCCAATAATATCAGTGGTTAATTGGAACTTATTTGCACTTAATCTTTTAATATAATATGATTGACCTGCTGTTATTCCCCCAAGAGGAGTTCCTTCTGCAGTAACTACAACTTTTTCACCAGTTTGATAACCATGATCTTCTGAAGTAAAAACATTATCAAAAATATTAATATCTTCTGGTCCAAATGATAATTTTTTATACTTAAAGTTTAAGTTATCCCCTACAAAATTAACTTCATCTACTACTCTTACTTTGTTTAATGATCTAAATTTTTGAATACCACCACCAGTTGTTCTAAGGTCAATTAGATTTGATGCACTTAATGCATCTTCCTTATTTTTTGCTAATTTAATTGAAGTTCCTGCCCCAATATTTACTGCATAGTAAATTGAATTATTCAGTAATGTTCCTCCTGCAACATTAGTTCCAATTCCAATAGGAAATGTTCCAAATGTTTCATAAACTACTGCTTCTCCAGTAACCAATCCATGATTTTTTTCAAATCTTAATTCATTGTTGACAGTATTAACTACTGTATCTCTAGTAGTTGCATTAAAAAAGATTTCTTTATCTATGAATTTAGTTTTAACTAGGAGAGGAACTTCATCATTCCCTCCACCACTAATAACAATATCAGGAGTATCTTCATAATCAAACCCAGGATTTTCTACTACAAACCCTTTCAATTCCCCTTCCATTTCTGGAATTAAGAAAGTTTGAATGTCTTCTTCTTGACCATCAAATATTTGGAATCTTGGTGGTTTTGCCAAACTATAATCACTGCCACCATTTAAAACAGTTACAGATTCTATTTGTCCATAATAAATTTTGTCAAATGATTTATAACTTTGAATTTCAACACCATTTGCAAATATCCCAACTGGTCCAGGTTGAGTTTTTACTTTCTCACTAGAAAACTGTAATGTTCTTGGGAATTTTTTGAATACTTTAGATGAAGTAAAATTGTTTCCATATAATGGAGAACTAAGTAAAGTTATTTCATCTAGTGTTCCTGAAAGAGCACTATTTGTGTCATATTCAAAGAAATTAACAGTGGTAATTCCAACATTATCTCTGGTTACTGATAAAAATAGACTATTTGGACTTATTCTCTTTACATAATAAGTTACTCCAGTATCAACTCCAACTCTATTTTGGAAGTTGAAAGATCCTTTGTATGAAACTACTTTTACTGCTTCTCCATCATAAAAATTATGAGATCCTAAGAAGCTATATCCATCATTTTTCTGTAAAGTAAATTCTCTAATATATGGATTGATTTCATAGTCTGGAAGACCATTTGATGTTACATAAAAATTATTAAAATCAGAGTATGAATCTTGAATATTTGCTAAGAATTTATCTTGGATGTCGCTGTAGTACTTTGTGAATGGAGTTGCTTTTGTTTTCTTTAGATTCCTTCTGAATAAGACATCTTTGCCAATAATTGGCTCAGAAATTTGTTGAATAGTAAATTCTTTAGATAAGCTGCTGTTTATTGATAGATTTGTTTTTAAAAGATTAAATGTGCCAGAATCTTTTACAAATAAGTTAACAGTATCTCCTAATTTTAACTTGTGGTCAAACTTAGTTAAAGCTAATCCATTTGATACTGAAAATCCTTCCTTAAAGTATCTCCTTACAGTATTAGTAATTTGACTTGTGGCAATTCCTGCTGGGATACTAATTGCGTGATTGTATTTTAATGACTTTACAAATGGTGTTATTGTTGTGTCCCCAATATTGTCTACTCTTATTGGGTCTCCATCTAGAGCAAAATTTAAATCTGCTGATTGAATATCAGATAAAACATTATTAATTTTTAATTCTACAACTTTAGTTTCATCACCATCTTCAAATGAATATACAAAGTTTGTTCCAAAAACTTCAGATGCTCTTGATATAACTACACTACTTGTTATGCCAGAAACATTTAAAAATTGATCATTTGTTTTATCTGTATATGAATACTCAGTGCCACCAATCTTTATGACACCAGATTGAGGAAATCCAATTGTTGAATCTACAAAAATTGTGCTAGAAGGACCATTTACATTCTCTACACAAAATGTCTTTGGAGTTGGGATGAATGTTCCAACAATGGATCCTTTTGGGTTTAAATTATTGGAATACCCAGAGAAGATTTTTATTTTATATAAATTTTTGCCCTTTACAGTAAAAGATTCTACTTCATAGATTGATCCAGATGCTTCTAGTACATTAGAGTTTAAAGGATCTGCCCCTTGATATAAAGTCTGTCCTTTAAGTTTTAGTGGATCTCCACTAACTAAATCACAAACAAAAGTTTCAGTAATTACCCACTTATCATCAGATGCAGTGAAACAAAATTCAATAGGCTTTAATATTTCTACGCTTTCATCATAAAGAACTTTGAATAGAATTTTAAATGCTTCATCAGTTCCTTTTGTTTGATAAAATCCTCTTACCCTTGAAATAAAGTTTTGTGGATTTATTTTTTCTGCAAATTCTGCTTCTTCAAATCCTGGGAGAAACTGATATTTTATTTTCTTAAAGAACTCAAGTAAAAATAGGTTACTTAAATTTCTTACTTGATCTCCAGAAGAATGAAAATCTGCTTGAGTTGCAGTAAAAACTAAAGTTTCTGGAGAATTTTCATTCTCATTAGATAAAGATTCTGTCGCACTAAATCCTCTAACACATCCTAAGAATGATGTTAAAGTTTTTGATGTATATGTAATTATCTCATCATTAATTTTTAACAGTCCATATGAATCTGGCCAACCTTTTGTTGAGGTTACATAGATCTCTTCTGCAAAAGCATCAAGATCTTCTGTTAGTTCAGTTGAAGTAATTAAATTTTCCTTATCAAATGCCTCAGCATTTTTATAGTCAATTAAATTCTCAGCTAAGTCTGTTGGTCCACCAATATATTCTTGAGAAAGATAATATTGCTTTAGGAATTCAGAAAAGCCTGGATTTTCTTCTAAAATAAATTCTGGGAGTTGATTGCTAACTACATCCCAAATTTTAATTACCTTCTTTTCCTTATTCATCTTAGACTCTTATTATGTTCCTTGTTGAGTAGCTTTGTTCTGGAGTAAATGCACTACCTGATGTATTTTCTCCTGAGGCAATGAGATCTTTTACTAAGTTAATCTTACTTTCACCAACATCTAACTTTAGATATATTGATTTTTTAGCAATAATATCATTTGAAAGTGGAGTTGCTTCTATTTCAATTCTATTATTTGGTAAAACAGTTGAAGATACATTTATATTATCTATATTGATTTCTCCAGTCTGATAATTGATTCTACCTACATTTTGTTGTTTGATTACTACCTGATCATCAACTATAGAAAATAGGAATAGAGATCCAGTAACAAAATTTTCTACAGAGTCTCCCAAATATACAATTGTATCTATCCCATTAACTGAAAATCCAGTGCTTCTGATATTATTTTGTTTTGGCCAAACTGCAAAAGAATTTTCAAAGCAAATTTTATACTGAACTGGTTGATTTAAAATTGCCTCTACATTTCTTCTTATAATAATCTTAGTAATATTAGATGTAATTGCATTGTTAGTTGTGTCAATAACTCTCAAACACTTACTGTATTTAAATCTTCCACCAAACTTATTGAGGTCTGGTGATAATGCATATTTTTGAAGGGAATCTAATACCTTTGTTTTTAGATCTCCTGAAGAACCAACAAAGTTAGAGTTATAATAGACAACAGAATCCAACTCAACATATACCACATTAATATCTACAAAGTTAACTTCTATCCCTGCAACTGTGTATTTCTTTAATGATCTAAAAAGTTGATCCTTTGTGCTTTGTGCTAAAAAGTCTGCATTTTTTGGTTTTGCTGCAACAAATATTTTTCCATATTCTGGTGGATTCATTTCCTCTCCACCATATGCAGTAATTGACTCTATATTGGGGTATAATGAGGGAATGAGTGCCTCATAGTCAGAAGCAGTCACTGCTCTGTATTGTGAGGCATAGAGTCTTGGAGCATAGTATTTGATTGACTCTATAGATTGAATATCATCTCCATTAGCAGCAATTTCTTCTGTTACCAATACTGAAACATTATTACTAACATTTGCTCCAGTATCACTTACTACTGTTCCTGAGAATACAAAACCAGCAGATCCATTACCAGACTTGCCATTTGTTGTAATATAACTTACTTCTATCTGATTGCCATTCTCTAACTTCCTACCAAAAACTCCATCACCAAAGAAAATTTCATATTTTTCATCAGAAATTTCTTGAACTAAAAAGATATTTGAATTCTTATCAATATTAATAATGTTGTCTACTGCAACAAATTCTTCTTGTACTGTTGATTGTGATGTTTGTTTTACAGAAACTCTAATTGTTGAGGTGTCAATATATGGGTTTGGTAAAATATATCTTTGATTTGGTTGAGAATTGTCAACTACAAAAGTCTTTGTGAGCAAAGTCCCTTCATAAATTTCAATACCAGAAAAAGTTGCCTCTCCATTAGAAATGCCAACTGTAATATCTTCTGGAACTGAGAAAATATAACTTGTATTATCTAAATCTCCAGTGCAGACTATTCCTTTCTTTAAAGTTGCTGTTTTATAATCTGTGACTAAATCAACTACAGAGAAGTTTACCTTTGCAATGGCACATCTTCTTGAAAGGGGCACATATCCAATATTTCTTACTAGGGATACTACATTCTCTCTGATTGTTGCACTATCAAGAAATGCCTCATTCGCAACCATATTGGTATTGAATGCAGTGATGTAGGTATTATATGCTAAGACATCAATTAAGACAGAAAAGTTAGAACCCTCAAAGTCAAAGTCAGTAAAGGTTGAATTTGCCCTTAAGTAGTCTTTTATTGATTGTCTTACCTGTGCAAAATCCAGGTTTGTATACTGAGTAAATGCCATTAGTACCTAGTTGGTTGTAATATAAAGTTTACGTTCTGAGTGGGAGCAGTCAACCCTACAATATCAAATACAATGGTAACATCTAACTCATTACTTTCTGGAAATAAATTAACATTCACTTCTCTGGTTAAAACTCTGGGTTCAAAGTTGTTGAGTACAGTTCTAATTTCAGTTTGAAGGGGGGTTACAATAAATGCATCTGCATTTTCAAATAAGTAATCTTCAACTCTGGACCCTAACAAAGAATTAAAAAACCTTTCGCCAATTTTAGTCCTTACAAGATTAATCACAGACCTTTTAATGGCATCCTCGTTCTTCAATGAAGTGATATCATTGGTAACTGGATGCCTTTTAAAAGTGAGACTTATATCTCTAAAAGCTCTTGATACTTCTTGTAAGGGCACTTTATAAGTTTATATTTATTTGTATTTATTGTGGTTTCCCATAAGTTGGTTCAGTTCCATACTCCCAATCATCATAATCTTCATCATTTCTAATTTTCTCATGCATTTCTGATTGTTCCTTCAAAAAATGTCTATTTTTAGGAATGTCATCATGCATAATTTCTTGAATTGTCTTTGGTTGAGACTCAGAACCATAATCAGTGACTAGTTTTGTGGTTCCCCACATCTGATGCATGTAATTTTTGTCTCTATCTACAGGTAAATTTGACATAAATTTGCTAATTCTAAGGTGAATTAGAACTTTTTAAGGGGTTGCTATCCCTTATTTCACATAAAATCCCTTTCTTAGATAGTCTCCATCTTCAACATATCTATAATCTGTTGTATTTTGATCAATTTCTTCTTCCCAAACTGGATATGCAACACTATTTCCATATCTAAAGTCTGGATTTCTTCTAAAATGAACTTCTATTAACTTGTCGCCAATGAATTCACAGTTAATCCATTCATAATCTCCTTTTAAATTGTTCAAAATTTCAGGAAATTCTACCTCTCTATCTAATTTTTCCCACTTCAACCATTTGTAGAGAGGATCTGATGGATGCCTCTCTCCTCTTACAACCAGTTTACTCTCTTTATTGTGAAAATCAACACTGATGTGTTCTCCATGAAACACTTCACACCAGAATTCAGATGGGTGGAAGTTATCAGTATAGTCATTAATCCACTCTATCCTTGCATTCCTGCCCATTCCTAGCAGGTTGAACATAGGTCTAACTACATAGAACCCTTTACGCAAAACAGGCACCCCTGTTGGTCCACAGAGATGCCTACATTTCTTTGCAAGAATTAGTTTATTATAAACCCAAAGGTCATCCTCATGAATAATTGCCCACTCATCTTTTGAGTCTAGACAATACATAAGGATGACCCTGCTGGTTTATTTAGTTTCCTTGACCTCTATATCTCTTCTTACGACCATTCCTAGAGGATGCAGCAAGGACTGTATTCTGTGAACGACCCTGACGAGTCTTCTTTGGTTTGTGCTCAATAATGACCTTGTTGGTCAGTGAAGGACGCTTTGCCATAATTAAATCTCCTTTGAACTAATACATTCTACCATAAGATCCCCTGGATTGGGAACCCCTGTCTCATAAAACTGTTGAGACAGGTCGTCCATTATATCAAACATCTCTTCTTGGGAAAGATCTTTATAGATCACTCTTTCATTACAAAGGATGCGATATGTATCCATTAGATTACTCTTGTTTTCTCGTGACCAACTCTAATTTGTGGATGACACCAGATTTCAAATCCACACTTTCTAGTAGCATCAAGACAGAAGGAAACATCTTCCCCACACATATCTTGAACTTCACCAGACTCAAAGACTTGCATCTGAGGTGCAAACCAAGGGTACTTCATTTCTGGATGCTCAAACACACCCTTCTTGATTAGAACCCAACCAAACCCAGTGTAATCAACTGTAAATGGTTTCTTTCTATTTGAAATGGTATCAACCATTTCATGATTCATGACTCCACCATTGTTTTTGAAGTCACTTTCATCTAACCAATGTGCAACTGAGGTAGTTCTTCCATCTTCTGTTGCATACCAACCACAAGCAATGTCTTTTTCCATATCAAAGACAGCCCAGAAAGCATTTGTATTGAATACAATGTCTGAGTCAATCCACAGTTGATAATCATACTGCAGATTACCTTGCCAGGGGAGTTGATCTGGTCCTGCAAGAACATTTGCTCCAAGAACCTTACATCTTGCAAAGTTCACCATGGAACTGTAGTCCTGTGAGATTTGAATGCTTGCACCTGACTGCACAAGATCAAAGCACAACTGGACAAATGACTTAAGGAATTGGTATGATACTCCTCTTCCTGGTAGACAGAAAACTATAGACTTTCCTCTGATTCTTTCCTTACAACGCTCAATATCAAACAATGGTGTTTCTTCCTCCTGAGGAGGAGTTTTTGCTTTAACTGTAAATCCTTTTGCCATAAAATTTATTCAAGTTGTGATGACGTACGTATCACATCATATGATACTGCACTATTTATTTTGAGTCAATCCACTTGTTTCCAAGTAGATACCAATTCAAAATTCTATGAATTGGATTTGGTTTCTTTATTTTCCATAAACAAAATTGTGCTGGTTCATCTGGAGTATAGTTAATGCTCCAGTAACCTACGAACTTTCTTTTTTCAATCATCATCTAACTCCAGTCTATCTTTTAAGTTTTCCATAACTTCTTCAAATGAATAGGTTTCTACTTTACCAAGTTCAATGTCTTCCACCATTTGCATAAGATATTCAAGAAACTCTTTGGGATAAGTATCATCTTCATTAAGAGATACCCAGAACCATTCGAGGCATTCTTGTTCAGGATCTTCTACTGTTCTAGGAAGGGCATAATCGTCATAGTTTGATGTCATGAGATCTGCCCAAATTCTAAAGGTCATTCTCATGCTTTGCCAACCAGTCATCCAACAATGACCAATCCAATACTGCCACCAATTCATTTTAGTTTTATTTGGTGCTGTACCTTTCACTGGGGTGCTATACATTTTATTTGTAAGACTCCCCATATCTATGGTA